CAATTTCTAGTCCATCTTTACTAGTAATGTATTCTTCTATGTTTAAACCACCAACCTCGGCAGCTTCTGTAACGAAATCCTCTGATATAGGTTCGTTGTTATAAGTGTATTTAGCCATATATATTTAGTCTAAAAGTGGATTATCTATTTTTTCATTAATACCTAATAATTTATTTACCTCAGTTATTATTAGTTTTTTGTCAACTCCATAAGTACCTTTTTCGATGATTTTCTGTATTAAATCAGACACTTGACTAGGGTTGCTTAAATCAAATTGATTCATGCCTTTTGCACTAGTTCCATACGTAGTTCCGGCTGAGGTAACTGAAGTTCCTTCTATTATATTGAAATCTAATACATTTCCACCAGCTTGATCGTTTTCAAAAGGACCTAACTTTTCCGTAAGTTTTATGCTGTTTGGTTGAATTCTTTTGCCATTAATAGTTTTTCCTTGTAAAAAACTAGCAACTTTATTACCATCACCAGAGGTTATACCAGCAATTAATTTACTTGCTTCAATTTCAGCTTGACTTTGATTTTTATTATCTTTCTTTTGTGCATCAGTCAAATCGCTACCGGTTAATTTTTTATCAACAACTCTAGCGCTAGGTATTATTCCCTGTACGCCTGAAGCTGAACCATAAACATATTCATCCCATTTATCTAGCCATTTCTTTTCAGATTCTGTTGTAAAAACACTTTTATTAGTTGAGTTTTCAGAACCATCAGCTATTTCTAGTTCACCATCTTGATTCCATATTTGTTTCCATATGATTTGTGCATTTTTCGGATCAGACAGCATTGAGTCTCTTAGAGGGTCTATAGTGGTTTTTGACAAACTTCTAATACCATCCATGTTTGTTATTTCTTCTGTTACAGTAAAGTCTCCATCTAATTTATTTACTCTTTGACTATATGTTTCATTAAGCTTAAGATTTTTATCAAATACTTTTGAAGCTATAAGTTTATCGTTTATAAGTTTCTTTAATTTAGGAACTCTTCCTGGATCAAAGCTTAAGAAAACAGAAGCGTTTTCATCTAAGTATCCGTTTTTAGCACCTTTTTTAATTTGATTACTATTCATTCGTATTCTAAAGTCACCTCCTTTATCCATGTAAAACTCGCTATCAGCCCCATCAGCTAAGCCAATTAAAGCTGGCATACCAAGATTATACTTAGGAGTGTAAGGCAAACCAACAGTTGCAACCTGACCTTGATCACCTACTTTACCTTCAAGGTTACCATCTGTACTGTAAGTTGACATAGAATCTTTCATAGTATTCACTAGTCCTAAAAATTCCCCTAGTTTTTTACCATAAAAGTTTTGATTTTTCATTAAAGCAGCTTTTTCTTCTGGAGTTCTTGCTTGTTTAACTTTTAGTGAACTTTGTGTTTGAGCATCAATAAGCTTGTAACCTAAAGCATATAATGATTCATTGTTTATACCTTGTTTACCTAACTGCCAAAGTAATTTTTCTTTTTGCGTTTCACCAAATTTATAATTTTCATCAACAATCATTTTTGCAGCAGCGGTTGCAGCACTTTGTTTAGCAAAATAATCTGTAAACCCTTTTGTAATCTCATTTAAACCTTTAGTAATACCTTGATCTTTGTATAAAGAAGACTGATCTATTGCTGGTTTTTGTACCTTATCATATTGTCCTTGAGAACCGTAATTTCCTGAAAATGTTGGTAGTGAATTTTTTGCCATAATTTATTTTATTTACTTGCGAAATAAGAACCTACCGCACCACCTAAAGAACCTAAAGCCCCCATTGTTGCCGCTGATCCTTGTGCAGCTTGATTATTGTACATAGCCTGTTCACTTGCACTACCAGTTATTTGAGCTTGTAATCGATTTAGTTTTTGAGTGTCTCTACGTTCTTGTTGACCATATACAAATTCTCTACCTAGCACATCTGCTTGTTGCATCCTTTGAGCTTCAGCCATTTGCATCTGTTGTTGTTGAGCTTCTCCTTGTGCTTTCAATTGTTCGTTCTTAGCCTCTTGTTGTTCTATACTAGCGGAAACACCTTTTTTACTTCTTAAAGCAGCTTGAGCTAAAGCAGTTGCTCCACCAGCGCTAGCACCCGTAGACCTAAGTGTGTCTAGTGTATTTGCTAAAGCTATATCAGCTTCTTCCGCTTGCATCTCAGCAGCTTGTGTTGCCACACCAATTTTGTCAAAAGGATTTTCTATCATACTAGATAAATCCGTAACACCTTCATAAGGATTTATTATTTCCTGCCTGTTATTTTCTAATGTTTCTAATTCACCTTGAAGTCTAGCTTTTTCTTGTGCAGCTCTTTCTGCAGCTTTTCTAGCAGATCCTCCACCAAGAAAAGAACCAAGTATGCTAGCTCCTCCTGAAATTATAGGACCAAGAAGTGCAGGTGCTATACCAAGGGTTAAGCCCTGAGGTCCGACAAATAAAAATTCGTATAATATGTTTAAAATTTCTTGCATAATATTTAGTATGATGATTCTACATAGTTAGCAGATACAGCGAATAATTCCTTTGCACCTCCTAAATCTGTTGTTAAGTCTGTAGATATAGTAACGGTTGAAAAATAACCTTTAATACCTGTAATGCTTGGCCCAAATGAAACTTCGCCTTGCGATGCAACACTACTATTTACTAAATTGGTACAATATTTATTTTCTTTTCTATCAAATCCAGCGTGTATTCTATTGTATGGAGGGTTTGATGTTCCAAATACAGCTGCATAATCCGCTTGTTTAACTGGTAAAGAAGTTGCTGGATTCATAATGTACTCACCTTCGTTGTAACTGTAAACTTTATTTGTTTTGTCGTTACTATTGCTGTATATTCCATTAAGCTTATCTTCACCTGTTGGATCAGATATAAAATTTGTTATCTCCCAACCATTACTACCTTCGTAGTTAACTGTTTGGAAACTTTTAGACATGCTTACTTTTGGATTAAAAACAAAAGTTATAGACGTTTGAGACGTTTGTCCCGCAAGCAAATACGCATTGTTATAAAAATTACCTCTATTAACAGTTGTATCATAATGCTTCCATAGTTGTCCATTTTTTAAACTATAAAAGTTATTTTTTAAACTAAATACTTGATCAGGTTTATATGTAAAAAAGCTTGGCCAACCTAAAACATTTTCATCAAAAGACAATGTGTTATAAGCTGTACTTAAACTATTTTGAGTAGAAAGCACGTATTGCTTGTTGTGAATATCCCAACCACCAACTATTTTGTTTGTTGTAGCAAATTCATCACGGAAATAATCATACATACCATAGTTAGATATTTCAGTTAAACCGTCCATTGATAATCTCATTACAGCGTTTCTGTCTTGATCTGTAAAGTATTTTCTATATCCATAAACAGCAAAACTTCCAGGACTTCTACTTATACCAAAGTTTCCAGCATAAGGTTGTATAGTTCCTATTGTTGTATTAACACTTGTTACAGCCCCACCACCTTCAGCAGAATATATAGCGTCTTTATCTATTAAAGCCCTACTTACTTTAGCTTCTTGAAATATAATTAAATTTGTATCTTCTGCATATAATTTTTGTATTGATCCGTTTACAGGATCTGCTGACTTAGTTATATCTTCACCTACAGAAAAAACATTACTATTGTTTATACCTGTTCTAGAGTTAAATATACCAGAGTAGATTAGACTGTTAAATCTATCTACCGCATTTGGTTCTTCTTCTACTATGTAAGCTTTAACCCCATAGTCAACATTAGTATTGTTATAACCACCTCTAATTCTAGCTTCTTCTATAACCCAATTGTTACCATTGCTTGAAATACTTGCAATTTGAGGATAACCACCTTTACTTACGGGTATACCAAAAGATCCATTCCAAGATGGTATCTGGCTTGCACTACTTTCGTTTATCTTTTTTAGTAAAAAGCTATTAAAGTATTTAATTTCTATTATTGCTCCCATATAATTATCACTTATTTTTAACCTAAATTACACTGTACCATCATATATCAATAATGGATCTTTTGTGTATTCCTTACCCGCATGTTTTACTTCTCCCGTAACAGGATGTTTAATTGGAAAGTTTAATGTTTGCCAAAATAAACCGTCTATCCATTCACCTTTTCTAGGATACCATCTATGAACTCTATCATAAGATTTAGCAAATTTCATTTTAAATGGCCCTGTTTTTAAAGATACTAGTTTATTCTTGGTATAATACATATCAAATGGTCCTAGTTTTCTAGCTGCTTCCATTGAATTAAACAGTTGCTTGTTATCTCCTTTTCCAGTAATAACAACATCAATATCTTTTGTTTTCCAACCTTCAACAAGAGAACCAACTAAATATAATTTAAAACCTTTCCAATTTAATTTAATAAATTCTTTTAATAGTTTTTTAGCTAAAGGATCTTTTATTTCTTCCATTATATAAAATCAAAAGTTATACCACTTGTGTCGATAGATATAGGATAATTTCCTGAATATGTGGAAGAACATACGGGACATGCCCCAACGCATTGACTACCACTACTAGTATTTCCACACCCGCTGCAATCTGTACTTGAATCACTACCATTATAATATCCAAAAACTACATTAAGAGAGCTTCCAAACATTAATCCATTAAAATTGGTTGCTTCTCTACCACAATCACCAACACCTTTATATGCATTACCCCAGTCCAATTGAACGTTACCATTTACAACAGGTAAATCTTCAAAAGGATCCGTAAAAAGATAATATCCATTGTATTGTGAATTTGCGGCTCCAGAAATAAATATAACACTTGGTTGAAAAACATCTTGACTTGAGTCTTCACAGCTTGCAGTATAACAATAATTTGTAGCTGATGTTGTTAGGCCACTACTTATAGTGTAAATTATAGTATCTGTTTTTTCCCCAGCGTCTAAATCATTAGCGTCTGTGACTTTTATTGTTACGGTGTAACCTACAGCAGCCCCAGTATTTAACCAATTAAAGCTAAAACTAGATTCTGTAGAGGTACTTGAGTTAGTAGAAGAAAATAAACTATTAGAATCTCCTTCAGTTCCATTTACTGTTTTTCTAGCTTCTAAAGACCACACTAACTGTGAGCCTGTATTACTGTTTTTAGGAGTTGTAGCCCCATTATAAGCACCATTTCTAGCTTTTAATGACTTTATTGTAGCTGTACTACTAAAATCTATAGTAATTGCTTCGGTTGCGGGTGCGGGCGTAGTACCATCGTTTAAGTAAATAACTGGAGATTCATTACCCATTAATACTCTTTCAGTAGCTGATCCAGTAGTTGATGTAGATGTAGAGCTGTCTGTTAACAACCATGAAAAAGAAAAAGTCCATTTTGTTGGGGAAACTGTTGAACTACCAGAACCTGCTTGGTAAAAAACGTTTTGTAAAAAAGCATTTGTTATAGCTATATTATAATCGTTTGAAGTACCGGTTCTATTTAGAACAAAATAAGATGTATTATCTACTCCAGCATCACTTACTACGGTGTTTAGTGTAAGCGCAAAAGTAGAATAAAGAGTGGGGTCTAAATCTGCACCTAAATTATCAGTTAAAGCAAAATTACTTGATAAAACATTTAAATTTCCAGGACCTGCCGCTTCCGTAAAGTTGCTTGCGTTAAAATCACTAAACCCACTACTTCCGCCAGAATCATTTAAAATTAAATTGTTTAAATCTATAACCGAACCAGCTGTAGAAGTTTCCCAAAAAATATCTAATCTTGATTCAGTTGCTTCTGTTTCTAGTATAGCTAAATTCTCCACCGTAACAAAAGGTTTAGCCGCACTATTAGCAACACCAAACTGTTCGCTGGGTATTTGAGACGTAGTCATATAAGCTAGAAAAGGATCTGATTCAGCTCTAAAAAAAGCGTGAAAAGGATTATCTGTACTTGTTATCGGTATGTTAACGCTGCACTCGTTAGGTTTTTGTAAAATAACTGGATTTCCAACTGTTGCAACAGGCGTATTAACTTTAGCACAAACAGTTGTAGAAAGTGAATTTGGAATAGCGGTCCATACTGTTGTAACACCATCACAAGTATCATAACTAACTTTTTCATTAGCTACACCACTTAAATCATATTGATAGCACTCTGCGGTTGTTACTAAAGACGATGCTACATCAAATGAGTCATATAAGTCTTCTATAGTATTTGTAGTAAAAGATCTTGTGGTTGGGTAATATTGCTGATTACCAGTGTTTGAATATTGTGGAGTACCACCTACAGTAGGAGATATTATGTTTTCTACTCTACCAAATAATTGTACTGAACTTCTATAAGTTCTATCAGTTGGTCCAACCTCACTTAAATCTCTAGGTACTTTATTTATATTGTCATTTATTAAAACTATTGAAGAGTTACTAAGATCTTCAGTGTTAACCGTGGGATTACCTTTTAAAGCGCCTGCTGTGTAAACATTATAATATTCTTGTTCAGTCTGCTTAACAACAATCTTATAAGAATACCAACCCAATGGGTTGTAGTTAGGATCTGCAGCATCGCCATTATATACACCCGGATAATTTGTAGACGGATTAGGTGTAGATTCTATGGGATCATTAAATAATAGTTTTAAAGAATTACCAGGCCAAGTAGATGGGTCTGTTCCAGAGTCTATGTATGGGGAATAAAGAGTTGAACCTATATACGTTTGGCCTTGAACTACAACAGAGTCTTTGTTATTTGATAAAATAGTAGTTGATTGTCTTCCAAATTTATCAGATAAAACAACTCCTATTTGGTAATTTCTATTTGTTTTAACACTAGAATTTGGATATTCTATTATACTAGTAGTGTTTTGATCTTCACCTGCTGGTGTAAAGGTAAATGATGCACCAGCAGCACTAGCAACATCTTTATTAACCGTAATATTACTTATTGGTGAACCCGTCACGGTAGCAACACTTGTTTGTGTTGACGTAATTCCAGGTCCGCTAATTATACTACCTACTTGTATATTACCTGTTGGATTACTAAGGTTTATAGATTTTGCATTTACTAAAGCACCATTTTGAGTTGCTGCACCAGTTTGCAGGTTAAAAGGGCTTTTTTCAGTAACATTAACATTATAATTTAAACTAGCTGGTGGTGTGTGTTTATCTTGAAAGTTACCATAAACAACTCTATTACTAATTATTTCTTGTGATAAAGCTTTAACAGGAGTTTTATCATAAACTCTAATTAAATCTTTTTCAGGTAAAGTTTTGTAAGGTTTTTGAGATTGATATTCAAAATCAAATATTGTATCTGTTCCAACAAAAGTATTATCAACGGGTATTGTTGTAATAACTTGAACAGCTAATCCATCTGATTCTTTATATAAAATATCTATTGCAGTTACATGAAGAGTTGATCCTAAGGTAGCTTTTGAAGTAGGTAAAGGAATTCTTAAGTTAATTTTATTAACTTTGTTTTGCATAAAATCCACTACAGTAGATTCAAAAGTCTGTTGCTGGTCTCCTATACCACCTTGAGGAGCATAGGCAGTAGCTGTTTGTGAGCTATTTAAAAAATAACCATCTTGTTGAGGTATAAAAGCTGGCTGTGTAAACGGCGCCATTATAGAATATTCACCATCATCAAATCTAAATCTATAGCTAAATCTTACAAACTTGTCAGTTAAAAAATTTGGATCACCATTATAACCTTTTTGATAATATCTATTTGGATTTATAACTAAAGTAGTTTCTGAGGCTAAAGTTATAGCTGAACTTACTTGTAAAACTTTTGTTGTTTTATTGTAACCTGCAGCTCCTACGGTAATAGCTGGTGTAAAAGGAACAATATTTCCAGTTGAATTAATGTACTCAACTACGTCACCATTTTTAATGTATATACCTTCTCCAAAAGAAGCGTCAGTTACAGGAAAAGAAGCTAAAGATGTTATGGCAACAGTTTTACAAGTTCCTCCAGACGGATAAGCTTTGCTTATTACGTCTTTCATTGTTGTTTCGTATTCGCCTGCAGTAGTTGAATTTTCTTGCCATAGTTCTATACTTTCGTAAGGGCTAAACTTAGCTACACTTATTTGATCTTCTGTAGTGTAATAACCTAAAGTATTATCTATGTTTATTTTTCTAGGTTGATTTCTATTGTCTGTAAAAAACAATAAACTTTCTAATAGATTAACTCCATATATAGGTGAAATTGTAGAAAAGTTTAAAAAAGGACCTTCTACTAATTTAGTAGATGTTTCTGTTGAAGTATTGTATTGAAATATAAAATGATTAGATCCAACGCCAGTAGGATTAAAAGTACTAGTTTGGTTATCTGTTAAAAAAACATAAATATTGTTTCTAACTTCATCAACAAAATATCCTATAGAAAAAAGATTAGGCACGGAGGTTTCAAAAGCATGTTCGAGTTTATTACCTAAAACATTTTCCAACGCGCCTACATCTGCTCCTTCTGATCTACTGATCTGAGCATTTATAGCGTTTCGATACTCTCCAGATGGCAAAATTCTAGCATCTAGATCTTTGTTCATCTTGGATTTTATAAAAGCATTTTTAACTTCTGCCATTGATTTTATTATTATGTTTTAATCCATTTAGATTTACCTCTCATAACTTGAGTTATTTCTTCAACTTTTATATTAGATAATCTGATTTTAGCATTTCTTAATTTAGCACTTTTTTCTTTACGAAGTCTTTGAACAACATATTCAGGTTGGTTAATTCTTGTAGAAATTAAAGCATACATTAAATAAGAATACATAGCTTCTTCAGCTAGCTTAGGAACTTTAGTGTCAAGATCAGTTGCTAAACCGTCTGAAACATATTCAAAAACTATTAATCTATCAACAAGAGTGCTTGAAAAGGATAGTTTACCTTCTCTTTCGTTTATATTAAACCACCCATTAGACTGAGCGTATTGTGGATCTATACCATACCTTCTTCCCCACAGAACTCCCGTGTCTCCTATTAGGTTAAAATTGTATGCCCAAAGATCGTTTGTGAAATTATTGTTGCCGTTTAAAAAACTAGTATTAGCCGCATGCCATCTAGCTTGGGTAACAGACTCTGTTTCTATGTCATTACCAAAACTATCTTGAGTTGGTATACCAGCTGAATCTTGAGCTTGTGTAGAAAAAGGGCTTGTTGTTAAATTGTTTGCAGGATATATAGGGTGTAAAATACCAGTTTGATCTACGTAAGAGCATTTAACATAGTTAACGTAGTCTTGAGGTAAAACCAAAGTTAAACTTTTAGGTATAGTTAACTCTGATGATTTGATACTTTTTAAAGTATCATAACTAAATTCTTGTAACCCTCTTTTAGCATGAAATATAACATCGGTTCTTTTAGCGTTTTGTATAAGTTTACCTGCACCTACGTAACCTACTATAAAATTATTTATTATATCTTTAAGCTTAACGTATTGATAACTTCCATAATTGTCTTCTACAGTTTGACCATATGCTTTTTCAGCTTCTGTTGTAGCGTATTTACCTCCAGACAATATGTTTAATTGTACAATTATGTATTGTTCTGCGCCAGGTGCAGCGGTAAGAGTTATTGTTTTGCCGTTTGTAACTGTAAAAGCTGTAACCCATTCTGACCATGTTCCTGGCACTGCTGTAGGGCTTGTATATATTTTAAAATTATTTAATGCATAATCTACATCAGCAGGCGACCAACTTGTAGCACTACCCATATGGATATCTGTATCAAAACTTGTAATAAAAGATTGACTAGTAGTGTTTGCTAAGTCTCCTTTAAAACCTTGTGAGCCTTGAAAATACTGTTGTGCAGTTTCAGTTATTAATCCATTGTTAGGTGGTTGTATAGCCATAATTTATTACGTTCTTTCGTTTTGATCTTCTTGAGCTAGCTGCTGAGAAGCAGCTTGAACTATTTGAGGATCTCTTATTATAATACCTGAATAAGCTAAGATTTTTAAAATAACTTCGTTTTGTTCAGTGTCATTTATTTCAAATTGAGTTGATGTGCTTTGATTATATAAATATTGTCCTAAAGTTCCTATAGTAAATCCCCATACAACATCTGCTGGTTTTCTTATATAAGAAAGAGAAATATCAGTTGCGCTTGTTATAGTTTTAGGATATACATATATATGTGATTGACCAGTTAAAGCACCGCTAACACCTTGACTTGCTTGTTCAAATAAATAAACAGGGAAGCTTGTGGTAGGTTGTGTAAGAGGGGATAAATTTAAATATAATAATTCATTTCTATCCACTCGTTGTATTTCATTTACATCTTTGTAAATAACAGTACCAATCCTATGGTTATTACTTGGTGGTAGGAAATATAGCTCTGTATTAACACTTGATATTGAACAGACAGCATTATTACCACCTCCAGTTATATTTATAGTGTCACCTACGACGTAACCGCTTCCACCTGAAGTAACAGCTGCACCGGCTATTATACCATTACTAGCAGAGGTTAAAGTTATTGTTGCGTTGCCACCACTTCCGGCTTGCACTATTGTTAGCACATCTCCATTTGTGTAACCTAAACCTGGATTGTTTATCAAAACAGCTGTTACGACTCCATTATTAATAGCTGAAACGTTGACGGTTAAATTAGTTCCAGCACCGGCAGATGTAGTTGCTAGACTTTGACCAATTGCGTAACCAGTTCCACCTGTTGTGATGGTAAAAGTAGGGGTTGTTATTGTAGTGTTAAGAGTTAGGCCAGTTCCTACTCCAGAAGTTGTTGTTGCATTTGCTGCTTGAGCTGTATAACCAGTTCCACCAGCCGTTAGTGAAACAGTTAAAGCTTGACCAACTGGCACAGAGGTTGCGTTTCCAGAAGTCTTGAAGGTAGACATTGCGGTGTCTAAGTTTAATTGCCTATTGGCATATTCGTTGTCAGTCTGTGGTACACGCAATTGTTGATTTAAATCTTCGAAATATTTTTCAAAGATTTCTAATTGCACTTGTGTTGCTGTTTTATTAAATTCGTCAGGCGTTATATAACCCCTTTGTTCTTTATTTAAAATAGATAACACCGTTGTGTAAACAGTATTTACGTTTATTGCCATATTTTTTTTATTATAATAAAGAGGCGAAATTAATCGCCCCTATATTATTATTACAGGTTAGAATAATTTTTTCTCTATTGATTTGAAAACTTCCACACCTTCGTCTGTTTTAAACCACGCAGCCATAGCTGAGTAAGGGTTTTCATCAAACGGTATAGTCATTAACTTTCTTTTATTCGACCCCCAAAGAAAATGCCTTTGATCTTGAGATAATATTATAACTCCAAGTTCTTGAGCTTTTATTGCTACATTACGTAATCCAACATTTTCATCATTAGCTAAAGTAATAAATAATTGTGGATTGTTACGAGCAAACAATAATAAATCTCTTTTAAGTTCTTTAGAACTCATTTCATTTACTTTAGTTCCGTTCTCTACACGCATTATTGCTTCAGCTTGATCTACATCCATTGATTGAGCTGCGTTTAAAGCTATAATTTGAGTTTCTAATTCTTCAACTTCATCTTCAGCTATTATTTCTGGTTTGTGTTCCATGTAAATTCTATCTCTAAGCGGATGATAAAGAGATAAAAGTTTTTGTAAATTTTGTTTTGCGACAGGAACTACTAGTTTTCCTTCCTCAAAAATTATATGACCTAGTGTGCATTCACCTTTTTGTTCGTCTACTAAAGGAGAATCTTGATTAGTTGCATATTTTAACTCACGTTGAATCCCACTTGCTTTATCGAAAAATAATAAAGGGTGTTTTCTTGTGTGTCTGCTAGGTATAGTTAGTGTTAAAGGAGTGTAGTTATTTTTTAGTAAATAAACTCTTTCCTTCATCTCCCAATTACTTTTAGGGGTTTTTACTTGTTTTTTTACAGCAACTGGAGCTTCCATAACTGGAGCTTCAACAGCTGACTGTTGACTTTCTTTTTTTGACATAATATGATATAATTAAATAATAAATAAAATAAAGAATATCCCTGCCGATAAGACAGGGATAAACTTTATAGAGTTGTTAGATTCCTTTGAATAAAACAAAGTTGTTAGCACCTTGAGTAACTAAACATCTTTCAGAAAGGAAGTTAACTTGCATTGCATCTAGTGTAGATGTGTATGCTCCACCAACAGAACCAGTGATCCAAGATTTCATTCTTCTATCGTCACCTTGAGAAGCTCTGTAACGAACGTGTAAGAATGGTCTTCTGATATTAGTACCTAAAATTTGGTCATATACAGTAGATGTACCTGCAGGGACAAGAACTCCTTCAATAGAGTTAAATCCTACGATAGCACCTCTTGTAGAAGCGTCATTTAAGTATTTCCAGTCAGTCTTGTAGAAATCATATGAACCTCTTCTGAAACCGCTAAAACCTAAGTTTAAAGCCATTTCTTCAGAATTTTCAAATAATCCAAAAGCAGTACCACCTTGAGAACCTCCAGAGATAGAAGCTAGCATGTCATCAAAATCTAAAGACGTTTGTCTTTGTAAGAATAACATATTTTCTTCTATTGCTCCTTGAGTGTCAAGATTTTTAAGCACTTGATCAAAGTCATCAAGACCGTTAGCAGCAGTAAAACCTACTTGAACGTTCCCTCTAGCTTGGATAGCAGCGAATAAACCTTGAGTACCAGGAAGTGCAAGGTTACCCCCACCCGCTCCAGCGGCATTTTGGTTAAGTTCACCTTCAACTAATGCCATTTCTAAGTAATCCTCAAATCTAAGTCTAGTTTCAGACTCAGCTTTAAGATACCACATGTATCCAGATGTACCATCTTCAGTAGCAACTTCAACCCATCCAATTTGTGCAGCATCAGAACCCGATACTACGTATTGGTTTCTTATGATAACAGGTGAGTTAGAAAATTGAGTTAACTGAGGAGTTACACTAGCACGTGCAGCTGAGTTACCAGCACCAGCACCAATCGTAGTTCCTTTTGTGTAATCAGAACCATAAACGAAGATCTTTAGACCTACTAAATTGGCACCAGCAGCTCCAAATGTAGCGGCAAGAGTTGCGCCACTATATAATTGAACCAAGATAATACCTGATCCATTAGCTTGTGCACCACCGTTTTGTATTTCTGTATCAGTTACAATAGCTTTCGCTTCAGCACCTGACGCAGGATCCATAATAACGATAGTATCGTTTATAGAGATTACGTTAAAGTTAACCGTAGGAGCAGCTGCAACAGTAGATAGTACCAGTGCAGTTGCACCAGCAGCACCTGTTACGGCAGTGTACGAGATGTGTAATCTATTTTGTTCAGACCAAATTACTTGATCCGATGTCATAGGCATTTCAGCGCCTACCATTCTTAGGAAACCACCTAAAGTTCTGTTTCCATATCTTTCGACTTCTTGTTCATATATCTCAGGAAGATATTGTTGCGCGAAATCAGCGAAGTTACCAGGTACCGCTCCTGCACCACCATTGTTGGTCCATTGAAGGTAATTAGTAGCTAACGCTTGTTGAGTTTGAGTTGGGACTATTGACCCAAATTGTGGTTGTAAAGCCATAATAATAATTTTGTGTTTTAGTTAAATTTGTGTTTTTTAATCTTAAGTTTTGAAGAATCTTGGCCCGTAATTGCTCTAACTTTTATACCTCCTATAAACACATCACCTGAAACTGTTTTACGAGGTTCATTTGATAAGTTTTTAGAAGACTTCATAACATCTTTAACAGCATCGGCTTTGCCTTGCTCATAAAAATGTTGCGCTAAAGTATCTGAATTATTGGCAGCATACAAAGCTTTGTGATAACCTTTTTCATCTACAATTTCTCCTTTGTCATTTAAGAACGTCTTAATAAAGTTTGAAATGTCTGATTGTTTCTCACCTACTTCAGAAGGATTTTTTATAGAATATCTAAACTGTTTTTCACCTACATTGAAATCAAAACCTTTGAAATCAGGATTAAACATTTTTTTTGTTCTATTAACAAACTCTTCATGGTTGGCTTCATTTACATCTTGCTCTTCGGTGTAGCGATTGAAAAAGTCAGTTGCTTTTTTTTGTTCCTGTGTAACGCCCGGTCTCAACTTGATTTCGTCGTAATATTTATTTTTCAGGTCCTCTAAAAAGTACTTTGCTTTTGCAACTTCTTCTTTGAACGCAATTTTTTTCTTGCGTATATCTCTTGGTTCATCTAGTTCTTCATCGTAGTCATAATCTTCTAATATAAGATCTACGTCTTCAGAATCTAAATGGGGTTTACTTTTTTTGTAATATTCTTTAATTAAAGATTTACTGTCTACATCTTTGTAGTCAGCGTTTAGCCTAACGTAATCCTCTATATTTCCTCCAGTTTCTTCCATAAATGAAACTAGTTTTTCTATATTTTCTGGTAACGCTTTTACTTCCTCTTGTTCTTTTTTAGTTTCTAAAACTTCTTTCTTAGACTCTTCAACCTCTTTTTTTTCTTCTTCAACGTTAATTTCTTGCAAAGGAGAATCAGTTTTATCTTCTATTTTTTCTTCGGTGGCCCGTATATCTTTAACCACTTCTTTGCTGTCGCCACTGTCTTTTTGCTTTTCGACAATAACATCGCTATCATCTGTCTTTTGTGTTTGAACGGCATTTGTTTCTGGATTTATAAGTTCTTTTGGAACTACTACCTTTGTAACGTTTGAAGGAATATCCACCAAAGGTTCTTTAAGGTTTACTTTTATAGGTTCGTTTTTCGAATCTGTTAATTGTTTTGGCTTTTTAGATTTAATCTTAAAAGACCCTTCTTGTTTTACTTCTGTTGACATGATATAATAATATAAAATTAATAAAATTTACTAAGCTATGCATTACCAAATCCCGACAAATCCATCACTTCTGGTGATTCAAAATTAGTAGGCATAGAGTCATTTTGTCTTTGACTAATCATTTCTGATTGCTGCGTAGCTTGTATTTTTGTTCTTAGATCTTTTCGATCTTCTATTTGACGCTCTTTTTGTTGAGTAGCGCCTATTTTAGCTTGTTCTAATTGCATCTTGTATTGAAACTCTTCAGCCATTAGTTGTTTTTTAATTTGAGCTTCTGTTTGCATTCTTTGTATTTCAAACTGTGATTTAGCTTGTTCAATATTTACTTGTGACTCTGTTAAAGCTTGTTGTTTTTGAACCTCAGCCATAGCTGCTTTTTCAGCTGTTTGTGCATTAGCTTGAGCTTGAGCTTGAATATTTTCTAATTGAATAGCTCTATCTTTTTCAGCTTTTAATTTTTGTTTAAACTTTAAAGATTGATTAGCCAGTTTTAAGTTTTGTATTTCTCTAATTTCAATAGCATCTTCTAATCCTATAGCTTGTGTTTTTAAAGCAATTTGTATATTCTGTTCTAATACAGCTTTTTCTTCTTCTTCAGGTTCTAACTCTAAAAATATACCAAACTCATGCAACGTTAATTTATCTAACTCTTGTAATGTAGAAACATTAAAAGCGTTTATTGAATTCATTAAAGCATTTTTTGTAAGAGGAAAGTTTAACATATCTGCAACACGTAAACTAATATTTTCACATGTACGGACAGTTAAATACATTAAAGACTGTAGTATGTGTTTAGTTGCTGTGTTAGAAGCATTAGCAGCCATTTTTTGTAAACCTACCAAAGCATCTCTTTCTGGCATGGAACCATCTCTAGCTTCATTAAGACCAGTAACATCTCTTATCATTTGTAAATAATATTGATAAGTTTGAATAAGAGTCTGTATCTTAGCATTACCAGAAGAGCTTTGTAATTCTTGAATAGGTACTTTACCCATGTTAGGATCACCCTCTTGTGTTAAGCTTCTGCCAACTATACTACCAGTTTGAAAATACATATTCAAAGCTTCTTGCGGGTTATAATTAGTTCCGTTACCTAAATCAACCTCTGCTAAACCGTCAACATCTACATACACACCATCTGGAACCATACGGGCTAAAACTTGTTGTATTTTTAAATGTGTTAACTGTATCATATCGGCAAAACCAACACATTTACCAACTAAAGATTCTATTCTACCTTTGTACATTCTTGGTGCACATATAGAATAATTCATTTCTACTTTTGTTTGATCACTGTAAGGTCTTGTCATGTTTTCAGCTAATTTCCAGGAAAGCATTTTATCATGTCCTAGTATTTTAGCTCCACTATATAAAACTTCAATACTTCTGGCCACTCTTTCAAAATTATCATTTGGCGGAGGATCAAAAGTATCTGGCTTTTCTAAAGCTTTCATCAAGCCTTGATCTGTTTGTTTTATTTTAAAAACCTGATTATTATAGGTTTTATATTCAAAATACAAAACTTGTATTGTATTATATTGATCTTCTTGTCCCCAAAAATTTCTTGTATAATTAGAATTGCCAGGATATTTTTCTATTTCTTTTAAATCTTCATTACTTAAATGTGGAAATTGTTTTTTAAGTTCTTCTAAACTAATACTTTTAACTTCACCAACATAATAAATGTCTTCAAAATTAGGGTCATCCGTGTAGGAATAAACTAAATTTGCCGGATCCACGTAATCAATAGTTACACCATTAGCCAAATTAAAACTTGTTTTAGTGGCTGATATACCTATAACAGTAAGATCATAAGCTAATTGTTTTTTAATTTCATCGTACTTGTTATAGTTTAAGACATTGTTTATTACTTCTTCTTCTGCAATTTCAACTGATTGTTTATAGCTAAGTTGTAAAAACAAATCTAATTCTTCTTTATTTTTAGGTAAACTTTCTGGTTCTGATGATGCAAAAAAGTTTTTACCCGTAGCTTGATTAAGCTGTTTAATCATTTCTTCATTTTCTATATCTCTAAGAGCATTAAAAGCAAAATCAGTTCTTTGTTTTACAGCAAAAGGATCTGATGCAAACGAGTTTATTTTATAACCTCTTTCGGTCATACCATTAACAACAATATCAACAAACTTAGATAAGACAGCCACTGGTTTCCAGTCTAAATTTAAATAAGACAAATCACCATTAATAGCTAATTCATTTTTATATTTTTCTACTGACTGCTCGCCTCTAGCATAAAGTTTTA